TTGTCTTCCCCCTGGATTTCCTTGAGGTGGTGAGAAGGGTGGTACGTTTCCTGAACCTGCTGAAGGTCTCTGTGGTCCATAAGCTCCGCCGCCAGATCCTCCGTCTTCTCCGCCACCGCCACCGCCTCCCGATGATTCGAAAAGCACTGAGGGTGCGTTTACATAAATTTCACTATCTGAACCAGGATTTCCATGACTTTCACCAGTTGGGGTAGAATTACCTCCAGCTCCTACAGTTACTGTGTATTGTACTCCAGCTTCAAATTCTAATTGAGTTCCGCCCGGATAAGATGTTCGTAAACCTCCAGCACCTCCTCCAGCTCCTTGAGAATAAGATCTTCCAGCTCCGCCACCGGCAATAAATAAATAATCAGCGGATAGTGGTCCTACACCTCCTCCTCTTGTTTGTCCGAAACCTGATGCTGAACCTGCTCCAAAAGTTCCTAATAATGGCATAATCTTTCTCCTCCTAATTTATTACGCAAACTGTGTTTGTGATGCTAATGCTGTAAATGTAGCGTCTCCAGTTTTAATAATTGTATATGAATAAACATCAATTGAACTTGCATTTCCTTCAGTAGGTGCAGCTCCACCTTGCCATTCTGGTGTAACACCAGATCCATCAATTTGAACGGCACTATTATAATAAGCCGATCCACCTTGTGGCACTAGGTGTGCAATAGTGATTGATTCACCTGTGTCCATAATTGAGTTTAAAGAATTTGATCCGTCACCTCTAATGTTTAAAGTCCAGTTTCCTGCAGCGTTAGAAGTATAATTTAAAACTGCTTGAGTAAGTACATCATAAGTAAGTGTACCAGTTGCTCCTGTCGCTGAAGTTGTAACTTTTTCTGCAACACTTTGAATTTTACCTTGACCATTGAAAGTTGCTCTACCAATTCCTTTTGGAGTAATATTCATGTCAACATTAGTATCGCCACCAGTAACTGCAATTTGAGGTGCATTACCTGTAGCTGCGTTTGTTAATTCAAATTCATTTACAGCCGAACCAGTTGTTTGGAAAACTAATTGTTCATTTCCGTTTTCATCTTGAATATTGTGAGCGTCATCAATAATAATATTTTGACTATTTGTATCTAAGTCTGCTGAAAGTTGTGGTGAAAAGTCTGAGGATAATTCTGTGAATGCTGTATCAACAACATTAGTACCATCCGAGTAAACCATTTTAGTACCTTTATCTGCCGCTGCCCAAGTTACACCTGTACCAGAAGAAGTTTTAAAAGTTACTGCGTGAGCACCAGTAGTAGCATTGTCAACTACAAAAGTTTTTTCAATTGAATCAGGAATTACTACGTTAACTGCACCTGCAATTGTACCTGTTAATTTTAAAACAGCATTTTTACCATTAGAAATAGCCCCGTTTGTAAAAACAAGAGTTGCTCCAGTTGTAATAGCAACTGCTTCAAAACCACCGATTGCTTGTTCTACGATTAATAAGTTTGTATTTGTAATTTGTCCCCAAGTTCCTGAATTTTCTCCAGTAGCTTGAACTGTAAGTTTTAAACTTGCTGATGTTGAATTAGCCATATTTTTATACTCCGATTTACTTATATTATTAAAATTTTTTTATAGTGTCAAACTATAATTATGCAGCGTTAGTATTGACTTCTTGCCATCCTGGAGGATCAACTGGTGCTGTGCCAGTGTTAACTTCGTTCCAAATCAATACATTAGTAGCGCTTCCTAAGCTAATTGTCAATCCAAAACCTGTAGGAATTACATTTGCTCCAGCCGTTACTTCTGAAACACTGTTTAAAGTAGCTGTTAAAGTAAGTCCTGTTAGATCTACTTGAGTAACAGGTTCCGCATTAACATTACCTGTAGTAATAGCCATTGATAAATTATTGGCTACATTTGTTACAGGTATATTTGCATCCCCACTAATACTAAAAGTATTACCCGCAGCCAAAGCTGCTGCCATTGCATTTCCAGTTAGAGACACATCTGGTTCTGGATCTATACCAGAAAAGTTTTCTAGCATACCCATTACAAGGGTATTTACTTGTTGATTGCCATATACTCCGAATCCCCAAGAATAATTGCCATTCCACGTTGAAGCAGATTTAGCGGCTACTTCAGCTATTGTTACAGGAGCTGGTGAAACAGATCCTAAAGCTGCTGATAGAACCAATGATGCAGGTTGTATTGTTTGAGTTTCAAACTGTAGGGTAGCTGTTAAAGGTAAACCTGTAGGTGTTGCCACAAAAGAAGCAAAACCATCTTCTTGTCCTTGAGCAATTGTTAAAGATTGGCCTGTTAAAAGTAAATTAGAATTTCCATCAAATTCTATACCACTCGATCCTTCAGCGGCGGTGATGGATAAATTAGTGTTTGTAATAGGAATGGTTAATCCTGAAGATCCCCATAACTCAGTTCCCCAAGTATCCGATCCCCATCCAGTATTTATTTCAGCTGTTGCTGAAACAGAATTTAAGTTTGCAGAAAGAGATAAATTTGTGTTGGCAGGAATTAAAGTACCTTGAATACCCCAACCAAAATTTCCCCAACCAGCTCTTCCCCAACCAGAATTAATTTCACCTTCTTGAGTTCCAGTACCTAAAGTAGTTGTAGCTAATAAATTAGTATTATTAAGAGTAACACTTTCATTTCCTAAATCTCCCCATTTTGCAAAACCCCAAGTAAGAGATGACCATCCTTCATTAGCAAGTGTAAATGTTCCACCCATTCCAATTCCGTGAACATAACAAAGCCAATAAAAATCAGAAGAACCTGTATACGTTATTTCTACATAACGAGTAGTCGCTGCATTAAAAGTAGTAGTATTAGTGTAATTAGCCTGATTGCTTGCACCATCTAAATAATAAGTTACACCAGAAGAAATTATTCCAGACGTACTTGTATTGGTAGAAAAAATTAATGGATGATTATCATTAGAAGAATTACTTTGCTCAAAACGTAACGTAGCTCCTGCAGGCCAAGTGATGTTATAATCACTAGGTCTTATTCCATCTAAATAATAAACGTTTCCTGAACTACCACTAGGATAAGTTGCACCTGTGGCTACAGTTACAGTATATGTTTTTGCCGCCATAGGAGCTTACCTCCTATTAGCCCGATATTCTTAATATCGCTGCAGTTGATGTTGGCGCTGGAAACTGAATTGTGAAAGTTCCTGATGTAGCTGTTTTATCACTTCCAAAATCTAAAATACAAACTGATGCGTTAGTTGTGTCAGAGGATGTATTGTAAATCATTGCTCCTCTAGCTGTTAACGTTACTCCAGTAAACGATCTGTCTGCGAAGTCTACTCTCGCTACACCTGCTGATATAGAAGTAGCACCATTAACAAGAGCTCCGCCACCTGAAGTGTATTGACCACTGTTTCCAACTTGACCTGTAGCTGTAAACGCAGTTGTTGCAGAGTTTAGAGTTGCTGTAGAAATGTAAAGAGCTAATTTAAACTTATCACCACCAGTCTGTTTGAAATTCATGTCAGCTTCTAAAAGCTGTTTTTTAAATGAATTACAAATTGCTTGTGTTATTGCCATAATTTATCTCCTATTGTTTTCCTATTCGAGGAACACCTGCTTGGTATTCATCCCGTCTTCGTCTTCCCATTTGTTCAATTGAGAAACCTTTGACTGCCTCTACGTATTTTTTATCATATAACTGGAGCATGTCAACGGGTCCTTTTAAGAAACCATAAGCCTCAACTAGGCAAGCATACAATAAACCATTGGGAAATTTTTGACTTAAGTATGTAGTAGTATTTGTAGACGATAATCCCTGAGTTTTCAAGATATAATTTATTTGAATTGTATAAGTAGCATCAGGAGTTGGGGCAAAAACTAAAGTGTCCTCATCCCAATAGCTGTAATATTTAGGAACCCCTGTTTCTCCTTTAGGATTAAACTCTGACATAAAATTAGTATCTCTATATTGAAGAAAATCTCTGTTATCTGCTAAAGCTGTACCGTCAGAATCTACAATTTGAGCAGATCTAACAATTAATAAATTAGAAGGAGTGTCTATAAATCTAGTATTAAGAACTAAGTTTGCTGTATCATATCTTCTATTATTATCAGAATCTACTTCTCTTAAAATTCTAAGTTCAGCGTCATTAATAAATCC